CTTTAACTTCATCTAGCACAACAACTTTAGCAACAAGTACAGCGGCTCAAACTGTATCTCTTGGGGCGGGTGCTACAGTATCTGGCGCACTCAAAACCATCAACATCGGTACTTCTGGTGTATCTGGTTCTACAACAGCCATTAACATTGGTTCTGCTGTATCTGGTGCAACAAGCACAACAACACTAAGCGGATTGGTGATTGATAGTATTAGTGCGGCAGTATCTGCGGCTGGTGCTAATCAAGCAAATGCAACTGGATTGGTGTCAAACATCAACAACGTGACTGTTGTTGCTGCGGCTGCCGATGGTGTAAGACTCCCAACTGCTGTGGCTGGTATGCGTATCCTTGTGCGGAATACTGATGCGGCTGATATCTTAAAGATATACCCTGCCACTGGTGGTCAAATCAACGCTTTAGGTTCAAATGCGGCTTATTCATTAGCAATTGGAACAACTATTGAATTGTTTGCCTCTACCGCTACGCAGTGGTATACCTTCTAATTTATAGTGGATTATAGTTATGAATCCTGAACTCCAGAAATACTATGAAGCCCGATTTGAGATGATGTCCAAAGAGGGATGGAAAGATTTGATGGAAGATGTTGACAAAATAATAGTATCTTTGAATAATATATCTACGATAGATAGCGAGAAAGACCTACAATTCAAAAAAGGTGAGCTATCTATACTTACTTGGCTGGTAAATCTTAAAGAGATCAGCGAAAGAGCATATGAAGAGATTTTATGATTACGTCTGTGAAAACGGACACAAAACAGAAAAGTTTGTTGTTTATGAGGCAACGAACTTGAAGTGTGAGTGTGGGGCTTTGGCTACACGTTCACTCTCTGCGCCAGCGTTTAGACTTGAAGGATGGTCTGGTTCTTTTCCAACGGCTCATGCCAAATTTGGAAAGAGTCATACCGACAAGTTGAAATCTGAGCAGAAACTCAACTCATAAGCAATTATGCCGAGTTGAATCTCCTAGAACCCATTGCGGCAGGAAAAGGAAATAAGTATGTTGATTGACAATGAAAAAGAAGAGTTTGGTGAGTTAGAGATCGAAGAACAGAAGATTTCGCAAAAGGCTGAACTCCCTGAGAAATACAGGGATAAAAGTTTAGACGACATTGTGAGGATGCACCAAGAGGCTGAGAAGCTCATTGGTAAGCAAGCACAAGAAGTAGGCGAAGTCCGTAAGTTAGCCGATGAACTTATTAAGCAGAACCTTGGTTCTAGACAACAGCAGACTAGACAGGAAGAGCCTGAAGTAGATTTCTTTGAGAATCCTCAGAAGGCAGTTCAAAGGACAGTTGACAGTCACCCTGACATCATTGCGGCTAGACAAGCCACTTTAGAGATGAAAAGGGCGCAGATTCAGCAGAAGTTAGCAAATGAGCATCCTGATTTTGGCGATATTGCTAAAAATGAGGACTTTACGAATTGGGTTAAATCTAGCCCTGTTCGGATTGATTTGTTCAAGAAAGCTGATGCAGAATTCGACTATGATTCAGCCAATGAACTGTTATCGACTTACAAGGAACTTCGCTCTGTCAAACAGAAGCAATCGAGTGATGCTGGAGAAGCCACTCGGAAGCAGAATTTGAAGGCAGCGGGGGTAGATGTAGGCGGTTCTGGAGAGTCATCAAAACGAGTTTATCGTAGGGCTGACCTTATTCGGCTAAAAATGCAAGACCCCAATCGGTATGAGGCACTTTCAGATGAAATTATGACCGCATACCAAGAAGGTCGTGTCAGGTAAGATTTAACTTTTGGAGATTTAATTATGGCTAATACAGCTTTTGCACCCAATAACGCAACCACAGTAACGTCCGCAGACAAGTTCATTCCAGATATTTGGAGTGATGAAATTGTTGCCAGTTACAAGAAAAACCTTGTTCTAGCGAACTTGGTTATGAAGATGAACTTCAAGGGCAAGAAAGGTGATGTAGTTCACATTCCCGCCCCTGGTCGTGGTTCAGCTTCTGCCAAAACTAAGACCGATGCAGTTACCTTAATCAATGATGTAGCAACTGAAGTTCAAGTTTCTATTGACAAGCACTATGAATATAGCCGCTTAATCGAGGACATTGCAGAAGTTCAAGCCTTGAACTCTATGCGTAACTTCTATACCTCTGACGCAGGTTATGCCTTGGCTAAACAAGTCGATACAGACTTGATTCAGTTGGGTCGTTCCTCCAATGGTGGTGCGGGTACTAACGTATACGCTACTGGTTCTTTTATCGGTGGTGATGGTACAACAGCTTATGTTGCCGCTAACACCAATGAGTCTGCTCTGACTGATGCGGCAATTCGTCGTACTATTCAGCGTTTGGACGACAACGATACTCCTATGGATGGTCGTTTCTTCATCATTCCTCCTTCAAGCCGTAACACGTTGATGGGTCTTGCCCGTTACACTGAACAGGCTTTTGTGGGTGATGGCAATGCGATCCGCAATGGTGAAATCGGTAACCTTTATGGTATCCCCGTGTTCACATCAAGCAACTGCGATACAACCAGTGGTTCTGCCCGTGTTTGCCTGATGGGTCACAAGGACTCTATGGTTCTGGTTGAGCAAGTTGGTATCCGTTCACAAGTTCAGTACAAACAAGAGTACCTTGCTACTCTGTTTACTTCTGACACTTTGTATGGTGTTGCCGCCTTGAGGAAAGCCGCTACTACTGGTGCAGCGACTTCTGCCTCCTTCTTTGCCTTGATCGTACCTGCGTAAGCAGTTGCCATCTTTCCCCTCGCCTTAACGGGTGGGGGGGTCTTTTACATTAAGGAGAATTTATTATGGCAGCAGCAACAGCAGTCACTTCCCGTAGGGGGAATGACCAGTTCCGAGGTCTTTTTTCGGATACTTGGTCTGTAACAGCAACACTTAACGCTTCATCTTTGGTTGATGGCGCAGGTGAAACAAACACCATCACAGTACCTGGCGTAAAGCTAGGCGACATTGTGATGAACATCAGTATGGGTGTAGATGTCTCTGGCCTCTCCATCACGCCTTATGTCTCAGCGGCAGATACTGTCTCAATTCGTTTCCAAAACGAAAGTACCGCTACTGTGGACTTGGCAAGCACTACAATTAAGTGTGTTGTAGTTCGTTTGGTCTAATCTAAAAGGGGGCTAACTACCCCCTTTTTTTGGGAGTTTTTATGGCTACTTTTAGATGTTTACAGAGTGGAAACACTGTATCTTTTACCTATCAGCACGATATTGATAGCATGAAGGGTCATTCAGGATATGTTCGTGTTGACCAAGAAGAGACAGATACTTATCAAAAACCCATTGTTTTAGCTCGTCCACAGCCTGTTAAGAAGGTTGGAAGACCTAAGAAAGTAGCAAATGTCTGAAATTGACCCACGAGAATTCGGTAAATTGGAAGCCCAAGTTGAGGCTTTACAGCTAGAAGTTCATGGACTTCGCCAAGATATTAAACTGCTTTTAGAGATGGCTAACAAGTCTAAAGGTGGCTTTTTCGTTGGAATGGCTATCGCTTCTGTTATTGGCGGTATCATTTCTTTTGTTGCAACTAAGCTAGTTCGATAAGGAAAAATTATGTACGGAAAAACTAAGATGTCTAGCCCTAAAACGGCTAAAAAGGATACCAAAAAAGGTATGCCCTTGACCATTATGATTGCTGTTGGTAAGCCTAAAGGTCTGCCTACCCGTGGTGGTCGTACTGCTACAAACATGATGAAGAAGTCTGGAAGGGGTAAATAATGGCATCTTTATCTGCTCCCGTTACCTTACTTAGTGCTGTTGTTGCCACAGGCGCATCTAAGGCTGTTCAGGTAGATGCTGGTCAACCCGCATTCCTTCAAGTTACAGGCATCACAACGGCTACTGTTGCTCTTCAAGGAAGTTTAGATGGAACAACATTTAGCACTGTTGGTACAGCGTTGACTGCTGATGGCATTGTTACATTGGCTAATGCTCCGATGTACCTAAGAGCAAACTGCACAGCCTATACATCTGGAACAATTACCGCCAAAGTTTTGTACTAATATGAAACAAGGTCTTTACAGCAATATCGCAGCAAAGAGAGATCGCATCAAAGCGGGTTCTGGCGAGAAGATGCGTAAGGTTGGTTCTAAAGGCGCTCCTACTGCAAAGGACTTTAAGCAAGCAGCTAAGACTGCTAAAAAGAAATGAAAACCCCTGCTTGGCAAAGAAAAGAAGGAAAATCTCCTTCTGGGGGGTTGAATGCCAAGGGAAGAGCATCGTATAATCAAGAAACTGGTGGCAATTTAAAAGCTCCAGTAAAGTCAGGCGACAACCCGAGAAGGGCCTCCTTTTTAGCACGTATGGGCAATATGCCTGGCGCTGAGATGAAAGATGGGAAGCCGACTCGACTCCTATTATCTCTTAGAGCTTGGGGCGCAACGTCCAAAGAAGATGCCAAAGCGAAAGCAAAGGCTATCTCTAAGAGGAATAAATGAGACCTGTATCCGTTGGAGTTGAACCTACAGCCAATACGCTGACAACTGTTTACACAGTTCCTACGGGTTACTACGCCAAATTTACAGTCATGTATATCCACAATATTGGTGGATCGACAAAACACATTACTGTGGTGTGGAATGATGCAAGTACCGCTACTTCCTATGACATCCTGACTGAATACAATTTCACTTCTAAGCAATACCTTCAATTTGATGGCGCTGCTTATATCGTTTTAGAAGAGGGCGATAAGATTCAAATTACGACTGAAGCTGGAAGTTCATTCAGTTTTATTGCTACTTTTGAACAAATAGGATTAACAAGAGCATGACTACATACCTTCAAGCTGTTAATGACGT